GCTTTTGCTTTTTGTAGTCTTTCGAGCTCTACAACGCCTTCTGCTTCTACTCCGGCCCCAAATAAACCCTCTGCCATTGCTGGTCCGTACATTATTAAAAAGACTCCAAATACTACTTTTAAAACATCTTTCATACCTGCACCTGCAGCAACGGGAGTGATAACTACGATATCTTTTACAGGAGCTATCATTGCGTCAAGAGTACCGTCTACTAAATCTTCTCCGTTTTGAATAGTAAAGTTTATACCCTCTTCTGCACAGTCTGTTAAGTATTGTTTAAATCCATTTGTTTGGCAATCAATAAGACGAAAAACATCACGAAAATTGGAAACATCCATGTTCCATTCCGCTCCGAACTTTTCTCCCATTTCTCCCATTAACTTAACGTGGGTCATAAATATTAACTCCTCTATCAGGGTAAGATACGATTAAGTATGGAATACCTAATACCTTACAGTTTTTCTTGTCATGCTCACTTGGATGACAATCTTGCATGTAGTGACTATGGACTACATATTTTATTTTCGAAATTAGTTGATACTTTGCGAAAGTTTTTGGGTCAATTTCAAATTGATTTTCTCCTAAAAATTTGTTTTCGCAAGGAATCCATTTTTCTTCATTGTTCTGTTCTATTATTAAGCCGCACATCTCGCGTGGGGCTTCCTTTTCTGCATGAGAAAAGATTTCTTCTATAAATTTATTCAAAGTTCTTTGATCCTGGAAACCCGCCAAAAGGTAGAACTCTATTCTCAAAAGTAGCACTGCCTCTAGAACTTCCACTTGTTGAAGTCTTTGGTACAAATCCAAATCTTTTATTACAAGAGTTTAGCCTTTTTCCACACTCATCTGCTCTTCTCCAATAATCACTAAATGTTGGGCTATTGCCTACAGTAGGCTGCTTTGTTTTCCATAAGAAGTCTCCAGATTTAACTATACTATTTAGTCTATCATCTGTGTAAGCTTTATATGTAGTACTTGCACTATAACTAGAAGAAAACACTCTTACTACTGCGAAGTTACTATTAGATTCTGTAGGAGTACCTAAAGCTGTTTTTGTTCCTGCAGTAAGTACTTGCCAATACCTAGTTAAATTTGTAATAGGATTGAAGCCTCCAGCTGTAGTTATTTCAGTTGCCGCTTCTCCTGTCGTTTTTATAAAGTCATCTACACCAAATGTAGTACTTGAAGTTGCTGCAGTATAGTCTGTATAAGATAAGCTACCATCGTAAATATATTCATCATCAAGTGTTACATAAACTTTTTGACTAGTATCGTTTGTATTGTATCTTGCTCTAAAAGAACCTGTCTTATTCCAAGTACACCCTCCGCATTTGTCTGCTTCAGGTAAAGAAGGGGATGCTCCTGTATACTCCCAAGGGCAAGCGTTTGCTATTATCTGTCTTGCAGGTATTTTTATTCCTTCTAAGTCAAAAGGTGCTTTAAGTTCAAAACTTATCGCTGTTGCATCTTTTTTCATTAGTTTAGAAACAACCCATACTTGTCTATCAAACTCTATAGATTGATTCCCTGATCCAGTATCTGCCGATTGTCCTGCTAAATATTTTTTCAGTGTTAGTCTTCGTATGATCTTTTTACCTAGTAATGCGTTTGTATCTGTAGTTCCCATTAAAGTAGTAAAGTTATTACCTACATTTGAAAAATTAATAACAGGTCTTGGTATTGCTCCTGTTACTTTAACCTCAAACCCAGAACTATCTACAGGATAAGGTGCATAAGTCCTAAGAGTACTAGTAGAAGTATAATCATAAAGTTGTAGACTACTTCCGTCTGAGTCTTCTCCTCTTGTTATATACGCAAATGTTCCATCTACTTTTTCTATCTCATACAGCTCTACAATGCCTGAAGCCACTGCCTGTTTTTGAAAATCATTTATTAAACTGTTTGTACTCACGACTCGTATACTCTCCTAAAATTTGCTGTTAAACTATAAAAATTATCATATGCCCATGTTTGGTTCCAAGAGTCACAGACTACTTTGATTGTTCTTTCATTTCCTCCAGAATTAGTGTCAGAAACAGTATAGTCAAATGCAGTTATTGCTCCTTTGCTTTCAAAGAAATCTACTATATCATCTATTTCTGCTTTTGGTCTAGTTGTAAAACTTAGACTAAAAGATTGAACTAAAGTATTAATACCATCTGCAATACGGTGCTCATAGCCATCGCCAAAAGTCGATAAATGTATCTTTGGTTTATTTGAAAGTGTAAGTCCTTTGTCTGGTACTACAATTCCTAAAGTTCCGCCTGTGTTAAATCCTATTGCCATAATATATTAGTAAGGGGCTAACATCCCTCCTGGTCTCTGTTGTTTTTCTAATTCGTTCTCTACTGCTTGAGCTATTGCAGTTCCCATCTGGTACATATCTTCTGCGTTTGAAGTAGAGCTTGTTTCTCCTGTTGCCATATTTACAGAAACGTTTACAGTTCCGCCCATTCCTCCAGAGACTGGAATTGATTTTCCATCAGGTAATGGTACTACTGCTTCGTTGCCGTGCATAATAGCTGGATATCCTTGTTTGGAGCCTGAGAATACTCCTCCAGTAGCAGCGTAGACAGGAGTGATTCCGCCTTTTTCATATTCTGGACTGATTCCGCCTTTTGCAAACCCAAATAAACTTTTACCTATATTAAAAGCTTTTCCCAAGAATCCTGAGTCTTGTCCTGTTTCGCTATTCATAGTCAGTGTAGGAGAATTACTCCCTAGCCCTTCTTTTATTCCGTCTATGTGTGCTTGTTTAATAATTATTGCTCCTTGTTTATAAGGATCTAATTTTTTGTCTCCAAACATAAAGTTACTAACACTTTCAGATAGTTGCCCTGATAGCTCTTTAGAAATTCCTGAAAATACTCCTTTTGCTACTTTCCCCATTGCGTCTTTTAAGCTACCTTCTTTTCCGGTAATTAAATCATCAAATGCAGTAGTCATTCCTCCTTCAAATGCATTTCTAGCTGCTTGACCTAGTAAGTATAATTCGTTTCTTTGTAGTCTAAGAGTTTCAAGTTGTTGATTTAGAGCTAGTAAGTTCATATCATTTAGTGCTAATTGTTCTTTACTCATAGCATTACCTGCAAAATCAAATCCTTGTTTTAAAAATTTTGCCTCTACAATTTGTCTTTCTAAATCTTTTTCCTTGGACATACTTTGTAGTTTTTTTGTTTGAAGTTTTGTTGCTCCTATTGTAGCAAAATTTAATTCCATTTGAAGTTGTTTTTGATCCATAAGAAGTCCGTAAGCTGCTGTTTGTAGTTCTCCTAATCTGGATGCTAAAGCTGCTCTTAAATTTAAAAGGTCTGCTAATGCATTTTCTCCTTCCATTGCTCTATCGTAAGCATCTTTTCCGATCATAGCAATTACTCCTGATTCTGTTGCGGAATTTAATAGGGAGTTAATCTTTTCTTTTTGTTTGTCTGTTAAAGCTTTAAATTTCTTATCATCTACTGTAACGTTTCCAAATTCATCTGTTATTTGTGCACTTACGTACTTTAAATCACTATCTAATAAATCTCCAAATGCGCTTTCTAAACTTTTTACTTGTTTTAATAAAGTAGACACTGGTCCTGTTGTTGGTACTAAAGAGTTTAAAGCTTTATTATATTCTACAAAAGATTCTTTTATTATTCTTCCTGCGTTTGCAAACTTAGAAAATTGTTCTTGTGCTTTTGACGCTCCAGTTTCTAATTCGAAAAGTTTATCAATAAACTCATTATATTCTTCTATTCCTAGATCTGGATTTTTTATTATTTCGTTAAAATAGTCAATTCTTGTCTCCAAGTCCTTATAGGAGTCGGAGGTATCGTCTAAATGTTCTTGCATTAACTCTAAAGACCCTACAGTTTCAGTTAATATTGTTTTTTGAGTATCTGTCATTGCTACTACTTTTATAGCTGCTATTCCTTCGTCTATTCTACGATCTATATACTCATTTGTTCCTTCAGTAACATCTTGTTTTATACCCATTTGAGCTTCAATGGCTCTAACGCCTGCAGCATTACTTCTTACGCTTTCTTCTTTTTGTTGCTCTAGTAGTGATACACTTTGAAAGCCTTTAGTTATACCTTTATAAGAAAAATTGGACAAAAAAGAAGCCTGCTGAACAATTCTTTCAAAAAAGAAAGCACTATCTTGTAAAGAAGCATTTAACTCATTTAACTCTTCATTTTGTTCTTTAAAAGAGTCTGCTATAGATTTCTGTGCTTCTTCGAATTTTTTTATTGCGGGGTCTTTGTACATATCCATAAGAGGTTTAATCATTCCCACAAGAGAAATTATTAAACCCGCATATCCAACAAAAGATAAAAGTTTACTAAATCCTCTAGCCATCATTTCAGTGGTAGTTTTTATAAACGCCATTGTCTGACCATGCTCCATTCTGTATTTAGCATAAGTTAATTTAAATTCTAACTCTAATCTTTTAAATCCTTTAGTGGTTGCAAGTTCTGCTTCGAGAGAAGTTATTTTTATTATATTTAAAGTTTGCAAAGCCTCTCTTCTACTCATTTTATTAAAATCTATAACAGTACTACTTCTTTTTTTATAAGCTCTATTAATAGTAGCTTCCATTGACTTTGCTTGCGCGGGAGTCATGTGGTCTACATCAATTTTCCCTGAATAAATTCCCCCCATTTTAGTACGAGCTGCTGCACCTGCACCTTCCACGTCTACTCTAGGTGCTGAAGGTGTAATAGCTCTAGCTATTCCAGTACCTAATAAACCAAAAGCTCCACTAAGAGCTACTACATTATTAGAAAGAGATCCCGCTAAAAATTCTGCTACTCCTGTTAAACTATTTTTAAGACTATTAATTAAATCATCAAAAGATTTTGCTAATTTAGTAAAAGCATTTAGTTCAGTACTAAAATCCTGGAATTTTTCCTCTCCTTGTCTTAATACTTCATTTGTAACAGCCTGACTTCTTTCAAAAGTACTTAGCTCATCTTTTGTTTTCCCTATAGCTAATCCGTATCTTTCAGTAGCAGTTTCTAATCTAAGTATAATACCTAATTCATCTAGTAGTTCTGGTTCCCCTTTTGTTGAACCTCTTACTAGTCTGTTAAAGGAATCTGTTAAGTCTCTTCCAAGTGCGATAGAAGCATTTTTAGCTACCGACCCAAGTCTGCTTAACTGGTCTGAAGAAAGGCCTGCTGCCCTACCGATAGCGGCTGACTGAGCTGCTTCAGCAAACGCTAGCTGTTGTCCTGTAGCGTCTTGTAATCTAGATGTTAATAGTTTAAGAGATTCACCTGTAACAGTTGCATATTCTTGTTGTCCTTGAATAAGTATTCTGTAATTTGCAGCATCCTGTAAGAATCTAAAAGCTGCTCCAATAGCAAATATATTAGCAGCAAGGGTAGCATATGCAGGCACAAGTCCGCCTGTAATGCCTTGAGCCATTTTCGAAAAGTTTTTTGATGCGCCGGAAGAAGCCTGAGCGGCTCCTTTTAGTCTACGATCGGCTGTGTGTGCAGAAGTACCTGTCTTATCTAAAGATTTATTTAGTTTTTCTACTTGCTTTTTAGTTAGTAGAATTTCCTTACCGTCAACTTTAATAGGAATTCTTACTTCATTTTTCTTTGGCATTTATCTTTTTATATTTGCAGAATTTATTCCGCCTTTAGCTTTTGCTTTATTTTTATCTGCTTTTCTTTTTACTTCTAAATCAAAATTTATTTTTTTAGAGTTTCTTCCTTCGATATGTTTTAAAAAGAAAAGTATTTGTTTGGGAGATTTTACTTCCCATACATCTAGTAAAGTGCCTAAAGATGACATATCTTTTCCCATATAAGTTCCACTCATCCCCTCCCACCTATCTGGCAAGAGTTGATGTATAAAAAATGCCACTTGTACTTCATGTGGATATACATCAAGTGTAGGCGGCATCTTATCTGGATCGGGCTCCTCCCCTAATTGCTCACACATATTTATATATGAGTCAAAGTCAAGTTGCCCTTCTTTATACTGTTTATCCAGTAAACCAAGTATTCGTTCTACTTGGTCTTGGTAAAATTTTCTAAATCTCCAGTTGTTTCATTAATCCAAGAGTCAAAGTCAGAAGCATTTTTCATTAATGTTTCTGCATTGTCTTGGTTATACACAAGTTCATCTTCAGGATCTAAGCTACTGATATCTACTAACAGAAGCTCTTCTAAGTAAGAATATTTTAAGCCTTTCCATCCTTTAATGATTGATTTAGTATATTCAACTAAAAATTTATTTTCGTCTAACTGCTCTTCAAAAGATCTTGTTTTCTTATTAAACTTTTGAGTTACAGACTTATTTCTAAGTTTTATTAATTCTTCTCTTGCGAGATAACACACATCTACTGTAAAACCTTCCATTCCTGGAAAGTCTATAGATACTGTTTTACTTGGAGTTAATAAACTCGCTAGTGATACGTTTGGTTTTTTGTTCTGTTCTGTCATTGTTTTTTCCTATAAAAGAGGGAGGGAATGACCCCTCCCCGTTAGTTTAATTACGATAAGTCGTTACCTTTATACTTTATTTCTGCTTCGTAGTGTGCTGCTGTATTGCCAGGATCTATTGATGCTGGTAAAGCGTGGAAGTTAACATCAAGTGATATAATATCTTCCGTAGAATGTGTTGGTACTTCTAAGTGACATTTTGTACAATCAATCTCTACACTTGGAGTATTATTTCCACCAATTTTGAAATTAAGATCAAAGTTATTTGTAATAGTAGTTAAGTCTGCTGATATATCATCGAATAATTCTGCAGATTTACCTGTGTCATTATTTAAATAACAAGTAAAATTACCACTTACTGATCTTGTTCCTGTAACATTACCTAAAGGCTGATTTACTACTCCTAGAGTTTCTGGAGCTAAGTAAGTAAGGTTATTTTCAAAAGTAATATTACCACCTGTTAATGTTAAGTCATAACTAGAGTTGTAGTCTCCGCCCTCACCGTTAGTCATTGCTAAAGTTGTTAATCTGTTTCTAATAAAGTTTCCAGTTTCAGTTGATCCTTCTGTAATTTTATTTGTAATAGATACTGCTGGAGTGCTGAGTTCTTCAAGTAGTTTACCGAAGCCACTCCAATTAATAGTAGCGATACCATCAATATCAAAATCAATTGATGCAGTTGAAGCTGCACAGTTTGAAATCTTGTAAGTTAATTTTGTTCCGCTACCTGCTCCACCCATTTCAAAGTAAAGATCAAACTCTGATAGAGATGCTCTTTCTGATGCTGTGAAATTTACATCCATTGTAGCCGCTCCGTTTGTTATCGGTGCAGAAACATTACTACCATCTAATGTTGGTCCTACCCATGCTGATGCGCTACTGCCGTTACCTAGTGTAAAAGTTGTTGCTCCTACAAAATATGCCCAGAGTGCTTCTTCTACAGCATGCTGTGGATTGCCCGTAATAGAAGCACTTGGCTCCCAGTTAGAAGCTCCTGCTGCAGGTACTGCTCCAAAAGGTCTCATGTAAGTTGAAAAACTCCATTCAGCCGGTGCAAAAGAATCAGTGAACATTTGTCTTGCTCTTCTACTCTTCTCATTTGCATCTGCCATCTCATTGAGTGTCACTTCACTCGTATTTGTTGCTTGAGAAAAACTAAAGCCATCTAACACAGGGATTTCCCAACCAACGGTTGTAGATCCTGCTGGAGTTAGATAGACTTTGGTATCTCGACTAAAATAAAATGTATCTGCCATTTTAATTTCTCCTATTTTTATGAAAAGAGCTGTGGCTAAACTTTAGTTTGCCGTGACTGTTTTCTTTTTTAATATCGAACTTGGATAACCATTTCTCCAATGCCCAATGGTTCTAAAACTCCTTCATCAGTATCAATACTTACTACAGTTGTCTGTATTGCTTCTTGATCTCCTGCTAAAGTTGTATAAACTAAAGGATTATTGGTTTCTATTACAGTTTCCACGTCCTCTAATAATTTTTCTAATGCTGTTACAGCGTCTTCCTCGTTAACATAACATCTTATTGTTATAGTTAAGAATCTGTGCTTAATACCAGCCCCTAAATATTCTCTTGCTTCCCCACCTGCACTTACATGCACAGAAGGAAAATCGTCTACTTCGTCCCAAAACTTAATTCTGGGTTCTACATTTGCGATGGAGGTTTGGTATTGTCCTGCCCCATCTACAAGTGCTATTTTGTTTACTAGAGCATTTACGATGGCGCTTCGTCTTGTAGTATAATCTCGTTCTGCCATTATATTCTCCTAGTATTAAATCTTGCTAGTGCTAAATCTTTTGCTACCTCTCGGATAGATCTATCTATCACTCTTCGAGGATCTCTGTTTGTGGAAGACCATCCGTTTCTTCCTCTTTCTCCTTCTTCAAATACTTGATAAGGATTCTTTTGATAAGTATAGTCTAAAGTAGGTACTCCTTTCTTTCCTTCTGTAAAGTTTACTACTTTGGCACTAGAAGCGAATCTTCCTGTTCTACTCTCTAGTCCTGGAAGTCCCATATTCTTTTCGACTTCTCCTGGTAACTTCTTATTTATCATGTTTATCAAAGCAAGAGGATTTAATCTGTTAGACGATTTTTGTCTTGTTCCTCTTTTTTGTAAACTTCTTCTTGCTATGTGTGTTTTACTAAACTGTATTCCACTATTTACTATTGGGGTTAATCTTTTGTATTTAACCTTAAAAGGCATAGTCTTACTTCTTGAGTTTGACCTATAACTTTCTTTATACTTCTGATTTAATTTAACATGCTTATTGCCTTGAAAACTTGACATTAAAAAATGATTAATCATTTCATTCAAACTTAATGAACTTTTAAGATCGCCTACATGGTTAACTAGGCTCTTAGTTACTTCTGCTTTAGCCCTAGTTTCTGTTCCTGCCTGGGTTCTATTTTCCTCAAAATCTTGTGTAGTAAGTACTAAATCAAACCCTTTTAAAAAGTCTTTTCCACCCATTTTAGAAGCTTGTTCTATGCTTATTCCATATTCTTCAAAAGCATCCTGAAAAGAGTCCATAATCGTCTTTTGAACTACTGGAGGAGCATTTTGAAACTCTTTACTACCTACAAGTTGCGAATACGCTCTCATTGTAGTATAACCTGTAGCTGCTATTCCTTCTTGTTGTCCTAATTCTTCGTACCCGTGTCCTATTTCTTGGTTGAACCCTCCTGAAAATCTATTTCCGTATTTTTGGCCTTCCCTAAAAATTTTACCGCCTTTAAATTCTCCAGCAGCCGTTTCTTTCTTGCCTAAATACTTTTCTTCCCATAAAGTCAGTTTTCTATGTAAATTTTGACCACCACCAGTGTCTGCTTTACTTTGTGCATAAAACTCTGCTGCTTTATTATAATTTCTTACTATAATTGCGTAGTATTTACCGCCATGATGCTGTTGTTTTAGCTTTTTTAAGTGGTTAAAGTGTTCTTTACTTATTTTAACTAGTGTACCTTTTGAAGCCCCACTTTCTAATATTCCACTATAATTAGGTACCAGTTTTTCTTCAACGTCTGCAAACTCTTTACAAAACTTTGTAAGTAAATCAAAAAAGAAAAACTTATCTAACTCTTTTCCCTCTTTGTTTGCAAACTCTCCTTTATCATGCATTCCTTTTAATACTTTTGCATGTAAGTCTACATTAAATCTAAATATCTGCCCCGGGTATTTTAATACGTC